GCGAATAAAATCTCACGCTAGAATTTTGCCGTATACTACTACTACCACATTACTATGTGTGTGTGTCACGACGCAAATCAATTTTACGAACCCGTGAGAGATTCAACTGCTTTAAGCGGCAGCACTATATGCGTATGGGGGCCACCCTACAAAGTACATACAGTCGAAATCTTCGCCTGCTGCGCAATATAGAATAAAAGTTTGTGGAAACGTACGCGCAGTTCCACAAAGGGTAAAGACATCTCTGTCACAACCAACAGGTTTGTTAGAAGCACCGTCATTGCTTCGACCACCTATAAATTTTTCTTTATTTTGATATGGCATCTCCCAGCTAATTACTGGATTCATCGCCGGGACCACCAAGTGCCCACCTGCATTTATATTATATCTACCTGCCAACCACGAATTTCCTGTGGATGTTGCAGTGGTTCTACTATATAAAATGTTGGTGGTGGTGGTTATTGGAATACGTTTGACGGTAAGTGTTCCAATAGTGCCAGTACCTAAGAGAGTGCCAACGAGGGGCACCATCCGCCATCTGACGGAACCCCTTTTTGCCACAAAGGCCAATTGGGTATAATGCAAAAACGTCATACCTATACCATTGTCACCAATGGTCTCTGTGACTGAAGTGTTGGGAGTTGGACCCCAAATAGCTGGGTAGGATCCATGGGAAAATTGAAAATGTTCCGCAGCTGAAACAGAATTGCAAGTGAAACCGCCGTACAAACAGTATCTTTTACACAAAGTTCGGAGACTATCTATGTTCTCACCCAAGAAAACAAGATCGCGACCGTCGTCTTTCTTAAAACCAACTGTTAGTACACGTTCTGTGTCCAAATCGCAGCATCCCAGCAACTGGGTATCTGCTTCTTCTACAAATAACATTCGCGAATGTGGAGTTCCCTCGTCCACATTCTGTGGTGATGGATAACCAAAAGTCAGGTCATCACCGCCCTTTACGTAGCACAGCACGTCAATGCTACTTGGAGTAACTGCTGAGTCATAATTTGGTATTTCAAGTTCTGTTGCAACATATAATGCTATAACCCCATTTGCAGAACTAATAGGGGTTAAGGCTATTTCATTTATATCACCTTCATTAGAAGCACCAGAAATTATAGGCTTGAGTCCATAATGTGAATTGTATTTTATCTCCACCTCGAATGACTTGTGTTCAGAAATGTCTACAATAGCAGCATATTGAACTGCTTCCTCAGGCTCAACATCCACTCCTGATGGGTCATAAACAACTAATATCCGACCACGATGGAAATTGGTTGAAATTACATCAAAACGGTACTTGACCGACCCCTTCCAATATGTAAACAGATTTGCCAATCCGCCAACCGCTGTTGGATAATATCTCGTGCCATTAACATTAGTGAATTTGGGATTCACGTGGGGGGTTACTGGCGCAGCAAAAATTAATGTGTTGGCTGCGTCTGTGACATACCAGGGTTTGCTGTTGAACAACGAGTACCTCCCACAAATACTTTTAAAAGACATCTCATCAACTTCACCTCCTATTTGGGAGTTGTCAATTGTAGTTATTTGTTCAGGATCCAATGTCAACTTAACCACGTCATCTGCACCCACCACATGTGTAATGGTCGACATGGGAGTGGGAAGCATCTTAGAAGGTTGGGTAACATTAACTGGTCTAGAAAAACCAAGTAACTGAGCTGTTCGAGCTCCTAATCGTGCAGCAACCTCAGTGGGTTTAGCATACGGAGCCAAGGCTGGTATATTGCTCATTTCATGTGCAGCTCCTCCAATAGCGGTTAAAGCACTAGACACTGCGCCACGTTGGGCCATGCCTTGTTCTGTTGCAGCATTATTAGATTGTGGAACCATACCAACCGGTTTCGTGGATGTTGTTCCAAAAAGCTCTATGTCGTCCATCCAAGCATAAACCCTCATTGAAATTTTCAATGGTGCTCCACTAGTGGTGGCAGACAAGGTGCGTAATGCAGAAACTTCTGAAAGGGTTATTCGTCCCAATTTGTATCCAAGGTCTCCAAGATCTGCAGAATCATTTGACCCTGTGAGTGGTATATAATCTCCAGGGTAGGCAAAGGGTAACACCATCTCTACACCAGAAGATATAGTTGGACAGATGTTTATCATTTGACGTTGGGATTCAATAACTGCATTACCAAAGGGTTCAGATCCAAACGTGACATCCTGAAAGGCCATGGGATTGAACCCATATAATGGATAGTATGATGCTTGAAGTCGGCCAAAATAAAACGGGTTACCATTGGTCACTATTTTCACTTTCAGTGATCCCTTGAACCCATAGTAATTACATAGCCTATTGGCAATCCTCTTATTTGTCATCCAGCCATTCCATACGTGCAGGAAGGTTATGGCAAGTGACGGGCTCCAATCAACATCATACAGCTTTATTGGGCGGGAGAAAAAATTTGATATATGCTCATCATGGGCATACACTGCTCTGGGTACCTCGCTCTCCCTGCGGACCAGATGTTGCTCGCTTTGATCTTCTTCAAAAGTAACGTTGCGAGCCATATCGTTACTAATGGTATCTGTATTCGTTTGTTCTGATGCGCATAAAGCATACGTGGTGAATGCGCAATTGCACCACTGCCTCACTGACTCATTCTGAGTTTTAAAATCCACACACACTTCAGTGGTCAAAGTGCGTGTTTTATTGAGTTTTGTTTAGGATCTCACAACCAAAAAATATATATATATATACACATGCAAATATCTACACAAACACAAACATATATTACATAGAAACTAATTCCCCATGGCCTGCAACCTCGACACTCGTTCGTCGTAGGTCATGCCCAATGTAACCGGTTTCAAACGGCCACCGGTTTTTTCCAATATATCCATCATCCGCTTCCTCCGATTTTCGTAAATAGCACGTCCCCAAAATGCCCACTCATCAAGTGCAGAGTCGATATTTTGTAGCAATATTTCACGCAATGTATTAGGTGCTTTGGGTTTAATGACAGAAACCAATCTCTTGAGTATCGATTCTTCACTTAATGCACCAATAACATAGCCTAACTCTTTGTTATAAATAAAACGTCTTTTTAGAAAATCAACATTCTTGGCATCAACATACAATGGAACTACGGAACTTTTGTCAGCGTCAGTTAAAACATACTCAAAAGGCTTTAAAGCTTGCTGAGCCAAGCGCATGTTGAACCAATAACAGTTTTTGGCGATACAACCAACGTTGTCATCTCCATAAACAGCAAGAAACACCATTTGTTGAAATGGGGGGGGCAAAACTGGCGAAAAATACCTTTTGTTCTTGAGATAAGACAATAGATATGCCGAACGCAACAAAAGTGAGTTTGCGATACTGTTTCGAACAGACGTTTCCACACTGCCAGATGTGAAGCTTGACCGTAGTTCAATCACTTCTCCAGCAACTGCAACCAGTGGATAACAAGCATCTGCGCATAAACCCTGCACATAAGAATAAAATTCAGGGGGGTAGTTCAATGCGTTCAAGACGAACCAAAAAACTGTGTACACAGCAACACTTACTTGTGCATTCATGCATTTGTCATATCCTGAATAGTCCATGGCAAAACACCTGCGTTTGTTGGTGAAGCATCTATAAAACTGGTCCCACTCTTTAGAATAAGGACAAATACCCACATAACATTCAGTCTGGGTCCTATATCGTTCAAGATAACATATGGGTGCCATCAACACTTCGCGTGCCAACAATTTATTAGAAAGTTCCGGATTCAAAATCATCCTAACTTTATCCTTGGTCAAAGGTGTAGGTTCAATCTTTGGAAACATTGCGAACAAAGGGTACGCTCTAACGCCTTGGACATATTTTTGTTTAACCCTCTCTACTTCATCCCAGAACATGTCATCTGTAAATGAATATTGCAATCCAACCTCATGTTCAAACTGGATACAAAAATCTCTGAGCGGTTTATTATATGG